AATGTAAGTGCCAAATGCTTTTCTCCTTTTAAGTATCCGTATATTATACGCATGAAAAGTTAAAAAGTCAAGAAATATTTTAAAGATCGTGAATATCTTCGCCTGTCTTGTGCGTAGAATCTTCCTTTTCTTTAGGAGTGAGTGCAGACTCAGGGCCAATCTTAAGGGTGTCCCAGTCTACTGTAGATGTGAATGACTTCATAGAGGCTGATCGCATCTTTACACAATTCAAAGTAATACACGCATCTTCGTGATCCCACGTCTCTAGTGCATACGCCGCATCTGCCGCATCAAGGATGCCTTTAGCAAAACGAGCTTCTCCACTTGCGTCTGTTTGATAGGGTGTAAATACTGTACAATCGTACTCTTGTGCCATTGACTTCAACGCCTTGCTTACTTCGATTTGTTCTGTCCAGTCATACTGACCTCCTCGAGAAGGGAGACTCGACCGCTTTACTTGATTGATATAGTCCACTATGATAATACCCACATTCATTGGCTTAACTTTTTTGTCAAGCTCTGCACGAATTTTAGATAACGTAAGAGAAGGATCATAGACAACATCGAGCTGTTGAGTCGGGAGGAGCTCACCAACTTGTAGCTTACTATGAAACTTATCGAAGTCACGGTGTTCTTTGTACTCGTTCAAGCGGTCTTGCCCAACAACAAAACGATCTGCCCACCACGTAGCAACCTTCTCCCACTCTGCTACACTAAGATTCTTAGTACGAAGGCGTGAAAAGGGAACTTCTGTGGCTATGGCACAGCATCGTTGAAGGATAGATCGACTATCCATTTCTATAGTGAAATAGATAGCCGACTTACCAGTTTTGATAACACTATTGGCAATGTTAGCACAAATAACTGACTTACCTGCTCCTCGTTTACCACCAACCATTACAAGATCTCGGGGAGAGAACTGTATTTCGTGATCGTATTCCTCATTGAGGCCGAGGGGCACGTACTTAGCTAAATCTTCTTCTGGCTCAAACAAGGAAATACGTTGCATACTTTCTTGTGGGTCTTCCAAATCTACCTTTTGCTCAATATCAAGTACGATTTGGTGAAGGTGTTGAACGGACTCTTGTGCATCCTCGAACGCAACAGAGTGCTCAACATAATCTTCAAGTGAGTCCAGAATTTCTTTTTGAGTATATTCGTTCTTCAAATACTGGAGAAGCATCTCAGGGTCGGCATCGACCTCAACTGCTTCCACTGCGAACAGTTTTTCACGGGTACTTGAATCACGAATCTCAAACTTTAGATCTTCAATCGTTGGCATTTTATGAAAATCGGTAGAGTGTTTATCTATAATCTTATAAAGACTATGATATTCCTCTGGCAGATAATGCCTGTGCGTAACACTCCAAGTCTGAAAGTCTCCGAGTGTAAGCACTTGCTTTATCAAAGCACTAGCGATATTCAATGAAATTCTCCCGATTTCAAATCTAAAAAAGAGAGCAGACCCCGAAGAGCCTACTCTTATAAACTAAGAAGGATTAAGCAGATGCTTTTTCTTTCTTAGCTGCGCCATCATAGTCAGCGGCTGAAAGGCCACGACGAGTTAGCATAGTCTTGACGCCACGAGCAGTTTTGCCAATCGCTTCTGCGATATCTTCAACGCCCATGCTACCGATATCAGACAAGTCAGCTAATGGATCTTCTTTAGAAGAGCCTTTAGTTGTTTCTTGACGTGGAATCGCGTCAATGTCTCCAGAACGAAGTAGGCTAAGAGCCTTGCCACGTACAGAGTTTACGGAACGATCTAGTTCAGCAGCGATTGCTTCTACGAAAGCACCGTCTTGTACCATAGATACAAAGGTAGCTTCTTCAGCTGGAGAGTACGTGCGTACAGCTTCAACTTTAGGGGCAGGCTTGACGTGACCAGTAAGTTCCATAGAGAGGATCTTGCCTTGGATAGACTTAGCAGAAAAAGCTCCATCTTCAAAATGAGATGCGATTTCAGCATAAGTATAGTTTCCGCTATTGTCTGAGACAAAAGCAGCAAGAGTTGCTTCTTGAGCATCGGTAAAGGCTCGGCTAGAAGCCGCAGAAGCTAGTTCTACATCGTGTCCCATCTTTCGCAATTTGCTTGAGATAGATCGAGTAGAGGTTTCAAGGTCAACAGCTGCTTCCGCAACAGTTGCTTGAGAAACGGGGCTTTCGCCACCGACAAATTCAGTTAGTTGAGCTGTGCGCTCGTCAGTCCACTTAGGTAGTGCCATGTTATTTATTCTCCAATAAATTCTAAAAGGTTAGTTATGATCTGAACGCCAGAATCTCTGGCTTTCTTAGTTTTTGCGGATTCGACCCCGCTTTCGTTCACCAGGATTGTGACATTTTTGGTCAAACTTGTTTTGACCACATAACCAAGCTCTTGAAGTTTGCTATGAGCCTCAGCCTTAGATTTGTAACTGGTAAGTTTACCACTAATACAAACGGTTGGGCCGTGGGTTATGGTTGCAGTCTTATCAAACTTGAAACTAAAAGGTAACAAAGATACTTGATAAAACTCTTCTTCAATCCACTTTAATAAACTAGCTGTAGATTTCTCTCCTAGCCCTGCGTCTCGGCATGTTTCGTAGTCTATTTCTTCAATATCATTGCAGACTTTGGAAAGCTTTTCCGAGGCAGTTTTGCCAATAAGAGGAATACTAAAAGCTGGTAATAGTATATTCAGTGGTGCTTTTTTTGATCTTTCTAATTCATCTACTAACTTTACTGCGAGCACCTCAGAAGATATTCGTCGTGCTATTTCGTGCGTAGTTAAAGAGTACAACTCCTCAAGAGAAACTATATCTAACTTAGCAACCGTAGCAGGGCCGAGACCTTTAATCTTTAGAGTCTTAGCAAAGTGTTCGATGAGTTTAAGAACTTTTTCTCCGCATTGCGGATTTTTACAATATAAAAGGTAATTGACCTCATCTAACACCGAACTACAGCTAGGGCAGTTTGTTGGGGCTTCGATTTTGGTCATGTTATTTCCTCTAAATTGAATAAGTATTATACGTAACTTTAAGCTTTCTGTCAAGAATTATTTTTCAATACGTCTAACAATCCTGGGAATGATTTCCCCCGACCGTATGACTTCTACTCTACAACCTATCTCTAGATTTAGGTCACGTATGTACTCAATATTGTGTAGGGTGGCTCTCGAAACAGTTGCTCCGCCAATGTCAATAGGATCTAGGATCGCCACTGGACTGACTACGCCACTCTTACCGAGCTGCCACACTACATCAATAAGTGTTGTTGCGACTCCCTGTGCCTGCTCTTTCAGAGCAAAGGCACCTCGTGGGTGTTTAGAAGTATGACCTAACTCATCGTACTTTTCATTAGACTTGATACGAAACACTATACCATCCGTAGGATAGTCTACTGCCTTGAAGCGAGTAACCACATTTAAGCCAAACTTGTGCAAGATCTCAAGAGAGCAAGCATACTTTTGTGCAAGGTGTGGGGTAGCATCATACGCAACAAATACTAAGGGGCGAGTTCTGAACTCTTCAAGACCCGAAAGTCCTTTAAGTCCGAGAGACCCCGAAGCGAAGTTACGAGAGTTAGGTACACTGCTTGGGGCAACAACCTCTCCTGTGACCTGAATAAGACGAGTATCGTTAATCTCGTTAGGGACTAACTCACGCATCTTATCAGTAATGTCGCGGCCTTGAATACCGTCCCCACGAGTGAGGGCGAGTTCAAGAGTACCGTTGACATATAGCAGAGATACTGCTGCACCATCCAACTTAGGAGTATACTGACACTCTTTGACATTAAGAGGGGCTTTGTCTATATCGAAACACTTCTGCAAAGAGTACATTTGATACGTATGCGAAACCGCGTCAGTAACAGTGTAACCTACTTTGTTATAGCTATGTCTGTCTGCAAGAATATCAAATTCCGCATCAGAGACAGCAGGTGTACCTTCATAGTACAACTTACTCATTCTGTCTAAAAAGTCCTGCATGGTATTCTCCTAAATAAGAAAGTATATTATACGGGACTTTAGCAAGATTGTCAAGAACTATTTATACAGATCCTGGATAAGATCGGAGAAATGTTCTTCTACCATATCCTTTGACTCTGCTAGTGATAGTATCTCTACTAATCCCATGAAGAGTTCTCTGGAGTTGGTAAGGTCAAGCGGCATTGCTACTCCCTCAGGGGTAGGTTTCCACTCTTCGTCAAAGTCCATATAATATTTACGCAGATGCAAATACTCAACACCCCTAAAGGTATTGATAGTCAGTCTTACCTGTATCTCTTTGACTTCATCATAGTGAATAACTCTGGAGTATGCTTCGGGAGCTTCGTGTAGTTCCATTATCTGCCCTCATTCTTGAGAATAGCAGATAGTGGTACAACACTAGACACGTTAGCAGGTCTAAGTAGTCGGTATGAGTCCGTATCCCAACAGAAGAAAAGAAGGTTGTCGTCCGTTTCTTTTGCCCTATTCTTCTTCTTTTGAATGTAGGGAGTAGAGAAATCTAAGGTACAAACATTGTACTTTAGTTTTTTAGAGTGCTCGCTACGGTAAGTTATAATAGCGTCTCCATATGTGTGCACTAACTGTGCCAGTTCTTGCTTTTTCACTATAGCTCCTTTGTAGTATTTCAGCAATCATTATTGTGAACATACATACTGCAAGGTCGTTTCTATAGATACAAAAAGACCCCACTAGACGAATCTAGTGGGGTGGGTTACTTATGCTTCGTTAATTTTGGTAATTATCGCAGTAAAGTATTGTGAGGCTTTACCAGTCAACTTAGAGATAATCTCTTCATCAACATCCTGACCTGCATCGCCTAAAACTGCAATAAGGGCTTCTGCCGCTGCTGCTTTAGAGACACGAGTGCCGCCTCCTCCTCCTGTAGTTCCACTGCTAGACTTAGCAGCGGGGGTCTTTTTAACATAAACGCCAGCTTTTGTTAAAATCATGCGAACACCGTTAGGTGATTCGTCTAGTTCTTCTGCAATATCTTTTACAATCTCCATGCTAGTCTCTGGAGTAGGTGATGCTGCTTCGTATAAAGTTACTGCTTCTGCTTTCTTATCGTCATCCCAAGCCACTTTGCGTGTCCTCTTGTTAGGGTTTTTGTTTCCTGGGCAGTCGCCCAGAGTTTTGAGTTGTTGAGTATAGAATCGGTCGCCCAATGTTATTCTCCTTAATTTGAAAAGATATTATACGGCAATTTTAACCTTCTTGTCAAGAAATATTTTTTACAACCTCTCCAAATTTACTCCATACTTTTCTAAATGAGTCAGCTTTCCCAGTTCATATGCTGGAGCATAGGCACTGAAACCTCCAGTTTGTACATTTGAAAAATATGTATCTTCACTGTCTATCTTCTGTACTACATAGATACTGTAGCAAGGACAGCCATACTTACTCTCATAGTCAACGGGAGACATGCCTTTTTTAGAGTTTACATACTCAGGTGTCAGTTTGTTCTTGACTATAACGGTACTATGATACTGAGCAGACCATGCAATCTCCTCATTTTTAAATTCTTCTGCGACACACTCATCTGGAAAATAGTGTGGGATCAGTCTTTCTTCTTTGTTTGAGGGTCTTGACGGGACTCCAACTCTTTCAAGAATTGAGCGTACAAACCCTGCTGAACGAAAGAGTCGTTTAGAAATATCTGATATAGTATCTCCTCCGAGGAAGCTCGAACACGCCTCATTGATCTCTGCATCAGACGCTGGCCTGCCTCGCAGACCTGCTTTACGTTTTTTGGTATACTGTTTTTGATCATTATACTCTTCTATAATATTACTTAGCCTAGTAGTATTATAGGCAATGTTTAAGATGTCACACGCTTGCTTTTTAGTTATCGGTTTTGTAGGGGTCGTAGCTTCGTCCGAAGAACTCGGGTTTAGAAGGCTTATCACCTTTTCGATGTTCGCTGGTGTGAGATTCTCGTAATCCTTCTTCTTTACCCTCTTCACTTTTACTCTCCAATTCTAATTCTAGTTTAAACATCAAGCAACAAATTGCGTGTGCTAGATGTGAATAATTTGTTTCTTCGTCTAACTCTTCTTTGTCAAGATGAGAGAATAAATGCCTTAGACTAGCACTTGCATATCTGTTCTGCGCATCTGCAACCTCTCTCCAGTTCTCTTCACCATACTTATCTGCACCAAAGGTTAGTACTTTAGCTACTTCAAACAAGGCTTTGGGAGGCAATAAATGCATCTTAGCCTTACCACTATCGTACTTCTTCCCTTCACTCATGGCAGAAATCCTTAATCATAGGAAAGAACTTATTAATTGTGTACGCACACTCTCGTGCAACGTCCATATGTTCTTTCTGAGTGCCTGGCGTAGTTCTTACGTCAATGTAATGAATCCACGATCTTACAGTTCCTGACATATAAAGACGAGTCTTCGTTAAGCCTTCTGGAAGCACAGCTCTAGCTTGCTCTTTAGCAATGCCGTTATCAAGTGCCCACTTATACGCGCCTTCAGCTGCTGCTATTACTCTTTTCTGAGAGAGCATCCACTTTGCAGTTAGAGTGTGGTCTGTAGTTTCAACACTGTTCTGTCTATTTGCTTCATCCTGCATTCGACACTCTCTTAACTCAAAAGGATATCCCATTGCTGCAGGGTCGGCATAGCGTTGGCTAAACTCTTGAAAAGCAAAACTACGGTGACGAACGATTTGATGCGCTATATCCCGTGTAGTATTAATTTCCAGAGTAATACTAGCCATCTCAAAAGGCGACCAGTGGTTGTGCTTAATTAGATACTTTACTAACTTCTCTGAAGTTTCAGTATTATACTGGTTACTAGGGTTTGATACCCTAGCCATCATTGCGATATCTTCTAATAAATTGTCGTGTGATGCTGATATTAATCTTACTGTCATTTTATTGTCCTGAAATTCGTTTGTCATAATCGGCTAGTTCTTCGTCCCACCAATGTGGTTTGTCTCTATACTTCCACGAAGCAAACGTAGCTTTGTCGAGCATATAGAAATTACGATAAGACTGTATAGGATTATCATTGTCTTTTAACTCCTCTGTCATTGCCAAGGCAAATTGAGTGAAGCCGTGGTCTTCCATGTGTTTAGGTTCTGGCAAGGCATAAAGCATTGCAAGACTTTTGTGATCACTACCATAACGATAGTGTGCCTCGCTACCAAGAGCAAAAGCATAGCAGTTTGTCCAGTAGTAGTTCTCTAATGAAGAACGCACCCATACACAACTAGGGTGATTCTGCATTGTGGGTAGATACGGAAAGATACGATCTTCCATAGCTAACTCTTTCTGTTCTTTCCGAGTAGTCTGAAGGATCTTATTCTCTTCTTTAGTAATAGCACGTGGTACAAAACCGAACAGATGATCTATCCAGAGGTTTGTATTAATAAGCTGTGCCGCTTCGAGTATCATCTTGTTGACGTGTTTATCAACGTGGTACTCGGCAGACTTGTCGAGATCTTCGTCTAGGTAAAAAAGGTTGATTGTAACTCTCCCGTAAATTGAATATATATTATACGCGAATTTGGAAACACTGTCAAGAATTATTCTTCAATAGGTGGAGTTTTACTGGGGGTGGTTACGTCTTTATAGTATACTATAACTTCGCCGAGCTGATTAATATATCTCTTTAGCTCTTGTGTGTTGTAGGACATTAACTCGTAGTCTGCTACACTCATTGCGATAAATACTAGATCGCCACCATGCTTCTTTTTGATGTCGTCTACGAACTTATCGAAATAGGTATAACCTTCGGGATATAGACCGTCTTTGTCTGCTATTCGAGTATCAGATACTACATACCAATTCGGCTCCTTGAGATCAAGAGGTCTTGGCATGATAGGCTGAGTGATTATAATTTCTATCGGTGTAGATATAACCTCTACTTCACGAGGTGGTTGCTGTAGTAAACTACATCCACTAATCGTTAAGAGCGTTAATGCGCTTGCTAATATCTTCAATTTCATTGAATACTTTCTCCGTGGCTTTGTTCGCTCGCGTAGTCATTAAACCAGGCTTTGCACTAGCTAACTGCGCTATGTTATGTCTGCGAAAGATGTCCAAGTAGTCGGTCATCTGAGTTTCATACTGTTGATTCTGCTTTTGAAGATTTGCACTTGCTTTTGCTGTCTTCTCCATAGTCTCTTGTATTGCGACGATTGTAGCTTTTTGCTCTTGATCTCGCAAGTCTTGGGCAAGTATTACTGCCGTTTGTTCTTCTAATTTATTTTTCATAGGTACTATAGCAGTCTGGTAGTAGAGGTATCCCCCGACTCCCATCGCTGCTATAATCCCCATCAAAATTTTAGACATTTTCTAACCTAGTCATCAACCTCTCAGCACGATTGCCCACTTGACGATACCACAAAGAATCTCTACCCTCTTTGGCAGAAGTCTTATAAGCGCCCATGTCCAGTGCTTTCTTCATGTTTTTGAAGCCACTAAGTCGAGGTCGTCCAAGATTAAACATCATGTTGACGAGTATCTCTTGAACTTCCTCTGGAAAGGAGTCCCACATATCATAGAGGCGTTTGCACTCATCAATAGCAATATCTAAATCACGTTGGAACGCTTCGGTTACTCTTTCTGGCTCGACAGAATGCCCAACGGCAAACCCGTATTCGGGATCATCTTTTAAGATGAGGTGTCCTATTCCAAAAGTAGGATAACCTAGGTGGTCTAAGTAAACTTCGTTTACTATCCCTTCGTCTACTGCTAATTGTTTTTGTACTTGTTCTCTGTTCATGTGGTTCTCCTGTTACTTACATACCTGCTGCGCTAGCGTATATTGTTATAAACGGTAAGGCTAAACAGCTTACTGCTGTAACCATGTTGCATAAATAACACACGGCCTCTTCTCTCTTCTTCACTACATTTTCTCCATACTTCTTGGGTTTTTACCCAGTTGTAGCCTGCTTAAAGGGGAGACTACTCTCCCTGTATTCTTGCCATTACTCTAGGTTTGAACTCTTCCCATCCACCAATTTGTACACCATCCACAATAATTTGTGGTACAGTTGTCGCGTTGGGGAAGATAGTCTTAAATTCTAGTCTGGTATAATCTTCGTCTAGTTTTAATACTACATGGTTGAACTCTTTATCTAGCTGGCATAGTTGCTTGCAAGCACGAACTGCTTGCGTGCAGAAATTACACTTGCTTTTGCTGTATATTACTACTTTCTTCACACAGATACCTTGCGGCGTACTAGCTCATTTCGAAGAGCTTGCTTACGCTTAGGTGTGGTGTTTGTGTTCTCATACGCACTTACTAACTCTTGTAGCGGAGTAGCGTGCATAAAATAATTAACCGTCTTATACTTCTTAGCTTCGCGATTTACTAACACTTTGACTGATTCTTTAAACTTTGCTGGCATTTTCTTTCTCCCGTTGGTATTCTAATTTAAGATCTTCGTAGCATCTCTCTGCTACTCGCTTGTCTCTGGTTCTCATGTACAGGTTATATGCATCTTCCACCTTATAGATAGGGTCTGAGACGCAACCATCATACTCTATGTTTATTACTAGTTTATTCTTCATCTAAGTGCAGCATTCCTTGATCTACTAAGTGTTCAATAGTGCTTTCGATTCCTTCTTGTTTTCCTAAGGCATGGCAAGTTATTCCACAACCTATTATACAAAACATTAGTACTGCTAGTTCTAACATAAATTCCCCGTTTCTTGGATTGGTTTGTCCACTTCAGAATAACTATTATACGCACAAATAGGTAATAAGTCAAGAACTTTCCTTTTTGACCTTAAATATTTTTATCTCTTTTATGGGTGAATTATACTGAAAAACATGCTAAATGTCAAGATATATTTTTGGGCGTTCTCAAAAAAATTTCTTGACAAGACACTCCCATTTCGATATAATACTTCCATGAAAAAATATAAAAGTAAGCCTTGGACAGATACGGAGCGTAAAACGCTTGCAAGATACTATTATCATGCGTGTATTGACGAGATGTGTTCGTTATTACCTGACAGATCTGAACAGGCTATTCGTAACCAGGTAGCTTACCTACGTAAGCGAGGATATAGGTTTATAAAGTGACACTAATACAATGGACAATAATTTTTTGTTTACTTTCTTTGTGGATTTATATCGACAAAGAGGATGATGAATGAATGTTAAAGTACGGAACGGTAATGTTGAACAAGCACTGCGAATTTTTAAGCGTAAGATCAACGACAGTAATAAACTCTACGACTACAGAGAAAAAGAGTACTACGAAAAGCCGACTACAAGAAAACAAAAGAAAAAAGCAGCAGCAAGAGTTCGAGAAAGAAAAAGACAAGAAAAGCTGGCACAGAACCCTCTTTCCTTGAAATAAGTCTTGACAAGCTGCTGAATAAGGTGTATAATAGTTTCATAAATTG